CGCCGCTCGATCGGTGCGTGCAAGTACCCGAGTTGACGCGCCGCCAGAGCCGCGCGCTCTAGGCGGCGGTGAAAAAATTGGCTTGATCCGCCGCGAACTGGCGGACCTGATCCCAGATCCGATGGTTTGCGTCGAGGACGCGGTACTTGTTGTCTCGGGTGCACGGCAGCGGCTCGCCGTGCTCATCCGTGACGCCCGTCCACTCCACCACCATCGCATCGGCTAGGTCGCGCGCCAGCCGCTCTTCCGGCAGGTCTTCACCCGCCATGCGCGCCCGCTCAGCGTCTCGACGCACGGCGCGTACGCTTTCCGAATGCTCGCCGCGCACTGTGATCGTGACAGGCTCGTGCTTGACCTCGGGGTCGCGCAGACGACCGTGCTGGTCGGCACCCTCTCCCTCGTAGAGCCTGTGCCCGAACACCGGGTGCTTTAGGTGCAGAACCGCGCCGCGCTCAGCAGCCGGGCGCGTATCGAGTGACAGCAGATCCATCAGACGCCCGGCTCCGTGCCGATCACCTCTTCGGCGTTCTGACGGAACGTCACCTGGAAGCCCTTGTAGCTGTCGTTTCCGCCTTGGTTAAGCAGCGGGCTCATGACGATACCTTGCGCGTACTTCACCTCGTCGCCAGACGTGAGCGCGTAATTCGCGCCCGTGCCGTAGCCGACCTTGATGGCCACGTCCCCCGGACGCCCGCGCGCGGCCGAGAGTAGGTCGGTTTGCCCAGTGTCGCCGTCCACGTCGCGGAACGTGATCGTGCTCTCGTTGCCCTGCGCCGCCCCCTTGAGGGCCTGCGTAAAGCCGCTTTCGAGTTCCGGCACGTCGATTGCCGAGTGCGACAGCCCGAGCTGTGGCTCTTGGATCAGGCCGCTGACTTTCGTCCAGCTCAGCGACTCGAAGCCTGCCGTGTCGTTCGTCGCCGGCAGTGTCGTCGAGATGTAGAGCGTCGCTCCGATATGGCTTTCCGTCATGGTCCAGGCCTCCTTAGCCCCATGCCTCGTATTCGATCCAGATAGGCGTCTCCCACCGCCCGCTTTCTTCGCGCGCCTGGCGCACGCTTTGGCGCACGATCTTGACCGTCAGCCCGTTGCGGATCAGCCGCAGCCCGCGCGGAAAATGTGCAGCGATCGCGCCGGCCGCGTTCTCGCTGACCACCTGATAAGCGCCGATTGGCGAGACGAGCGTCAGGACAAGGAAGCCGCGCCGCTGCATGACGTCGGTGGAGAGGTCCGCCGGGATGTTGTCGTTGGGGACCAGCGCGACGCGCACGTGCTCTTCTGCGGGCTGCTCGCCGCCCTTGCGCGGCCATACGATCGTCCACCCCGAAAGACCCTCTACGCGCGCCATAAGCGCCGCCACGAGATCGCCCTGCACGCTCATAGCCGCACCAGCTCCACACCGACCTCGCGCGCGATTTGCCGGAAGTCCTGAACCGTGAGCCCGACCATCCCGGCCGGCGCCTGGCTGGACCAGCCGTCCTCAAGACGCTGCGCGTAGGGCAAGTTGTTCACCAGCGCGATCGTGTCGCCCGGCTTGACCCTCAGCGCCGTCGCCTGCGCCTCGCTGATCGTCGCGCGCCCGCTCGGATCTTCGAGTTGGAGCGTGCCACTCGGCACGCGCCCGATTGCGACCTGCCAGTTGGCGCGAAAGCGCCCGGTATCGACCGGGCTACGCAGGATCACGCGGCTGAACATCTCGAGGCTAATTTTCTGCACGGCGAGGGCCAGCTTTTCCTCGCTCTCGTCAGCCCATCGCTGCATCTGGCGCTCGAAGTCAGCCACCGCGCGCCACCATATCATAAGCGACCGTCACGCCGGCTGGGGCGATCCGACCCAAGCGCACGATCGTCAACGTCCCCTGATCGCAGATCAGCCGATCGTCGGCTGTCAGCTCGGTCTCGATGGCCTCGCAGATCACTTGGAAGTCGCCGCTCTTCACGTTGGTGCCGTCAATGCGGTCTTCGCGCATGAGGTCCACCGGGAACACGGCCATGTGCGCCGAGTACTCCACTATGGTCTCAGTGCCGCCCGCCGGGTCGGACGGTCCGCCGCCGGTCATCACGACCCGCCGGACCAGCCCGCGCTGGCCGTACTCCGCGAGCATCTCGGCGGCCGCCTCGGCCATTTCTTCATAAGCGCTCATGCGCGAGACAGCGCCGCTTGCCCGGCTCCGGCGCGCAGGTACGGCCGCAGCATGCCTTCGATCGCCACGATGCGCGGGCGGCCGGTCGGCAGCATCTCTTCTTCGATCGGCCCGGTCTTGCGGCGCGTCACGCTCTTCTTGATCGTGGCGAACGGATTTAGGCCGCCTTGGATCAGGTAGGCGAGCTCAAATTGGGCGTCCTTGATGGCCTGAGGGATGAAGCCGTCATCGACCCACCAGCCGTCAACGTAGCCTACGCGCTCGCGCGGCCAGGCGCGCGCCTGAAATTCCGTGTCGCGGTAGCCTCGCCAGTGGTATTGCCGGTCCAGCACCTGAGCGGCGCGACGGAGGTTCGCCTCGTCCGCCTGATCCGACCCGGAAAGCGTCCAGCCCATGTCGGCCGCGTAGGCGCGGTACTCGGCGAGCGTGCCGTAGCTGTCCGTCGTTTCGCCCGCGACCGTCGTATCCAGTGCCATCAGCCGTCCGTCTCGCGCTTGGGCTTGGGCTTCGCGGCCTCACGCGCGCGGCGCTTGCGCGCAGCCTCGGCGGCGACGATTTGCTCGAAGCTGACTTCCTGACCCGGCTCGAAGCCGTCCTTGTTCTTCGCCATCCCGGCCTCCGTTGTGATCGCGTCAATGAAGAGGCCGCCGCAGCGGCCTCTTTGAGACGCGACCTCAGTTGGTCCAGAGGAACGCCATCGGCACGTTCTTACGGTCCACGACGCGATCCCAGACCGCCGCCGTCTTGAGCTCGGCGATCGAGAAGCTGTTGCCGCTCGGCGAGCCGGTGTGCTGGAACCCGAGCGGGTGCAGCAGCCACGTCTTGCGCGACCAGAGCTCCTCGACGCCGCCGCCGTCGGCGTTGGACGCGTCGCGGTCCACCTCGATCGGCACCGCCGGCGCGCCCTCGCCCCAGCCCCATGCGCCGGGGCCGAAGAGGATCGACAGGTACTTGAACCCGTCCGTGGTGCCGGCAACGGCCGGGAGCCCGTCGTCCACGATGATCCGGCGGCCGAGGTAGGCGCGGTAGAGCAGGTTGCCCTCGCTGTCGCGGACATCCTCCGCGCCGTTCTGCTCGGTGATCTGCTTCGCCACTGCCGAGTGCACGGCGATCGCCGTCACGCCGTCCACCATGTCGCCCATGGTGTATGCCGCCTCGATGAAGGCCTGCTGCGACCAGCGGGTGCTCGCGCTCTGACCCGAGACCGATTCCGACGCGATGTCGTGCGTCATGTCACCACTGTCGTTGGCCGCATTGTCAGCGTGCACGCCCTGCGCGGCCGCGACGAGGCGACGCTGCCATTGGCGCTGCCAGTAGGCGTCCACGCGGTTGCGGACGTGCTGTAGCGAGTCCGGCCCCATGGCGATCTCGTTGACCAGATCGGCCGCCGACCAGCCCTGGTTGAGGAAGGCCTTGCGGCTCATCTGCTCGGCCTGCACGACCTTCTGCGGCGTGCCGTCAGACGACGGATCGTCGCTCGACAGGTTCGGCTCGGCGCTCGCGTCGAGGTCCTGCCAGAAGGGCAGCTCTGCGGTCTTGCCGTCCGCATTTGCCAGCTGGTCCATGAGCGGCGTGCGCACAGCGACGCCGGACTGGAAGAAATCGGTCTTTTCGGGGCCGTTGACGGCCGGGAGGTCGAGGAAGACCGTCGGCTCGATGATGTCGGAAAGGCGCGTGACAGCCATATCCTATCTCCTGTGGTAAGGCAGGCTCAGCCCTGTTCCTTCAGCGCCGCCGTTGGGGGCGCTGCCGACCATCGGGGTCTGGCCGTCCGCCGCCATCACGCGCGGCGTGCCGTCCTCCCCGCACTGGATGCGCTGGCTCGCGTAGCTGGCGAGCAGGTCGAGCCCCTCGGGCACGACGCCCGCCTTCGCCAGCTCCGATTTGAGGCCTTCGGTCGCCACGCGCGACCGTTCAGCCTGTAGCTGCTCCGTCACCTTGCGCAGCGCGTCTTCGTGCTGCTGCTTCATCTCGGCGACGATGCGCTCGTGGTCCTCATTCTTGCCCTTGCCGGCGGCCTTCATGGCCTCGCGCACCTCGTCCGGGCTCTCGCCGAGTGCCTTCCATTCCTTGAGGGCCTGGCGCCGCTCGATGGCCTCCTGTTCGGCCTGCACGGCCTTGGCCTTGAAGCGCTCCAGTTCCTGCGCCGGGGCGACCTGCGCGAGGTCCAGCACCTTGCCGTCCTCGCCGTCCTGAACGAGCGTTTGCAGCGCCTCGGGCAGCCCCGAGGCGTCTTCAATCCTGATTTTCATGGGTCCGCTTCTCGCGTTGGATGGGGCGTCACGCCCCGGTTGCGCGGCTCAACTCCAGAGGAGCTTGCCGCAGTGGTAGCACCGGACCTGCTTCTGTCCGGCGGAAACCTTGCCGTCCTTCACCGTGCGCCCGACGCGCGTCTCGACCGTTTCGCGCGAGCCGCAGGAGCACTCGAGCGGCTCGCCTGGGTACCGCCGGGGAGGCTTGCGCTTCCGGCTGACAATTAGTTTCAGACGGTCCTGCCGCATGGCGCCCCCGGCATCCAGAAGCGCCCCTCGTAATCTCCCGGCATTGTGTGCCGCTCTGTGACGTCTGGCGTCTTATGCGACGACGCGCGTATTTGCACCAAACACGCGTCATCCAGCAGTGTGACGTCTACCCACTCGCGGCTGCCTTCTCCCACGCTTCGCCCTCGCGTCGCTCGAGCTCATCCAGCGTCAGCTCGCGGCCGCGCCGGTCCACAAACCTATCAACTTTCACGCCCTCGCGGAAGAGGGCCGCCTTACGCTCGCCGAGCACCTCGTCTTGGAACTCCCGCGACTGTCGCCGCAGCCATGCGTCGTAGGTCGTATCTGCGGGCATTTGCCCGTCCATGCTGGCCCGCGTGCCCTCCGGTAGCTCGTCGGCGTTGAATCCCAGCTGCCGCCAAGACTTGAGCACCGGCGAAGTGCTAGACCGACAGTTGTAGTGCGCCGGCGGGCGCGGCCCGTTGCCCGGGTCGTAGACCTTACCGTCGCGGCTCGCACAGATCAGCGTTGTGCGGCCATCCAACGTCGCGTTCCAACGCACGCCCTTGATGAGCGCGCTGTTGCGCTCGTAGGTGTACTCTCGCGCCGTGTTGGCCGTGTGGTTCACCGCCGTCCGCACGACGGCCTCGGCGGCGCGCCGGTTCTGATCGATGACCCCATCGCGGGCGCCCTGCGCGCGCGTGCCGCGGATGTCGCGCACGATCTGATCCGTCGTTCGCCCCTCCACAAAACCAGCGCGGATCGTGTCGCGCACCCTCCGAAACGCGGCGCGAGGCAGGTCCTGATATTCCTCGCGCAACAGGCGCCCCTGAAACGGCCTCGAGTTGACCGCAGCCGCTCCACGATGCGCGCATCCGAGCGGTTAAGCAGCGCGCGGATCTTGTTGACGATGCCGCCGGACAGGCGCTGAAGGTACACCTGATGGCGCGTCAGTGCGTCGAGCAGCTCGTCATTGACCGACATCGCCGAGCGCCCCGCCCTCGTCCGCGATCCGTTCGGCTTCGTCGGCCGGGCTCAGGTCGGGCCGCAACATCCCGCGCCGCGCCATCTCCGTCAGGAACGTCTCGCGGCTCATGTTGCCGGTGTTCACGGCCATGAGCATCGCCTGCATCTCCTGCGCGCCCATTTGGCTGACGCCGAAGTCCTTGTTGACCGTGACCGTCACATCGCCATCGAGGCCCGCGTAGCGGGCCATGTAGCCAATGGCCTGCTCCAGCGCGTCCTGAAGGCTGTCGGCCATCATTGCGAGCGAACTGGTCTCCTTTGCCGCATCGAGAGCGGCCCCCGTCGCCGTTTCGTTGGAGGCCACCAGCAGTTGGAGGCCAAGCGCTTGCATCTGGAACTCCAGGTCCTTGAGGTCTTGCCGGCCCGCTTCAATGGCCCTCCCGCTGTGCTCGACCCACTCCATTTTGGCCTGCGGGTCGCGCGAGGTCGTCGCTACACCCGCGCTGATCGCGATCGGCCCCTCCTCGCTGTCGCGGCCCGAAGCATGCAGGATCGGCACGCGGGCGAAGTGCAGGATGTTGCGCTGGTCACTGCTCGACTGCCAGTGCGCCACGTTCAGATCGGCGAGGTCTTCCAGCGGCGGCCGCCCCGTGAAAAACCCGGACCGCTGCGCGTAGAACGGCACGACCGTGATCTCGGGCAGCCCGGTCAGCGTCGGTCCGTCGTAGAGCTGCCAGTCGCCGCTGCGCGCTTGGCGGAAGATGCGCACCTGCACGCCGGCCTCAGTACGATCCAGCACGCGCACCTGCTCGATCACATTCTCCGCGAACTCGTCCTCCGGTTCGGGCTCGCGCACGCTCTCGAGAATGCGGATTTGCGCCAGCACCGTCTGATTGCCGAGGGTTGTCGTTCGCCACCCCAGCACGTCCTCTGCGCGCAGGTGGACTAGGTATGGGCGCAGGCCTTCCGCCTCGGCCTGAGCACGCGTCACGACGCCCTGACGCGGCGGTGCGTCGGCCATGATGTAGCTGACGCCCGGCCCGCCGAGCGCCGCCTCGAACACGTCGCGTGCGAACACGCTGAGGTCCTGCCCCTGCATATTCACGTTAGCCGCCCACTGCACGATCTGCTCGGGCGCCTCTGCGATCTCGACGGGGCGGTCGAACACCCGCCCCGCCATGTCGGCCACCGTCTTACGGAAGCCGTTGAAAAGCCACGACCCCTCCAGCCGCGCGCGATACGCCTCAAAGCCTTCAGACTCGAACCGGGGCAGAAACATCTGCCCGGCCGCGCGCATCGCCCGCGTGCCGCCCATGAGCGCCCGGCCGGCCGCCCCGGCCTCCAGCATCGCCTCCGAGGCGGCCGAGCGTTTGGCAACTGACTGGCTCACAGGCGGAGCTCCCGTGCCTCGAAGTGTGGCTTGACGACGGGCATGCGCTGATGCGCAAAATAGCCCGCCGCGTCGGTGTGGTGGTCGAAGCCCTGCGTCTTGTCGGGCTCGCCGTTGCGGTCGTAGGCCTGCCGCTCTAGCGCCTCCGCGAGCATCGGGCAGCGTTCGTCATTGATGCGCAACCGCTCTTTCTCGAATGCCGTGTTGAGCGCCAGGATGCGGTCTTTCACCGCCGGGTTGGCGCGCGGCGCGCGAACGGACAGCTTGGCGCGGCGCAGTAGCTCAATGTCACTCTCGCTCGCGCTCACCGTCTTGCGCGATCCGCCGGACGCGTCCGGGTAGACCGTGACGTGGTGCCCGGCGTAGCGATCTTGCAGGACCTGCACGAGATGCGGCGTGTCTTGCAGGCCGGACAGCTCGTCCACCGCGTGCCAGCCATCGTCGCGCTCGACGAACACCACGCTCGCCATCTTGCCCACGTTGAAGTCCTGCCCGACGTGCAGCGGCTCACTGCGCCGGATGGTTTCGCTGGACCGGCACCGCTCGCGGTCGTAGTGCCGATACACGGTGCCGGCCGTTAGGTTGACGAACTCGCCCTCGATGTACGCGTCAATCAGCTCGGCCGGATAGGTCGCGCGCAAGTTTGGAACGTAGTCATCCGGCAGGAACGGGTTGGAGTACGTCGGCGCCTGGATGATCTCGTAACCCGGCGCCGGATCGCGACGCCATCGCGCATAGACGAACCGGAATCCCTCCGGCGTGGTGTAGGCGCTCACGCGGTTGAACGGCTGCGCCACACCGGTCGGCCGCTGCCTGTTGCGCGCGACGATCTGGTTCCACGCGCGCTCGGCGAGACCCGGCTTCAGCGTGTCCAGCTCGTCTACGTGCGCCCGATAGGTCTCGTAGCCGACGATGCGCTCCGGGTTGTCCATGGTGCGCAGGATGAAGTCGCCGAAGCGCGGGTAGCTTGAGTAGATCGCGTTGTCCTGCTTGTTCCAGCGGTGCGGCACGCCCAGCTCGTCCAGCTTGGCGATAATCCGCGGCGCAGTGATCAGGCGCACCAGATCGTAAGTCGGCGCGTAGAGCCCGATCAGGGCATCTTCCGCGTGTGCGGCGTCGCCGACAGCCGCGCACGCCATCACCTCCGACTTGCCGGCGCCGAACCCGGCGACAAAGGCCGGGTGCTTGGCGTCGGACAGAAGGAAGCGCTCCTGCGGCTCAGTCAGCGTCAGCCTGATCGGATTCTGCGCGCTCAATGGCCCACCCGTCGAACGGCTGCGGCACCTGCTCCGGCTTGAGCTCGACCGTCGCCTGCATCGGCTTGCCGTGCGCTCGATCGAGCAGGCTGTTTGCCGCCGAAACGCGCGCCGTCGCCGTCGCCGAGGAGTCCTGCATGATTTCCGCCAGTGTCTTCAGCGCCGCCGGGGTGTACTCCGCCGCCATCTCGGTCAGCGTCTTGCCCATCGCCTGCGTGGGCTTGTTCTTGCTCCCAGGCTTACGCCCGGCCCCGGGCCGCTTCCCGCCGCGCCCGTTCGCCATATCTGATTTCCGTCTGATTTTGCCTTGGTGCCATCTCGGCTGCGCCACCCACCACCATTCGCCGCACATTCATGCCCTCGGGCACCGCTCCAAAGCGTTGACATGCGGGGCTCGTCGGCCTCGATTTCCAGGGTTTGGCCCATGAACTGCATGGCGCTGCCTCGTGTTGTGTGGATTGTCGAGCGCAGCACAGGCGGAAAGGTCTGTCCGGACAGCCCCCGGCCGTCATATCCTGCCGCCGCACCGGGACAACGGGCACGAATGCCGCCGCGCTCGGGTGCCTCGCCCGCTGGCCAGTCACAGTCGCGCGGATGGGTGCGCTAGTGACGAGGCGAGGCGCCGGAAAGCGGCTCATGCAAACCGCCGGGACGCTGCCAACCGCAGCCCCGGCGTCTGACCCGTTGGCCCGCGCATCACCATCAGTCTCGGCAGTGGTGCCAGCAGCGCGGCGGGTTTGGCTCTCGGTGCCTGTTGCACACCGGATACCACATCTGCCCGGTTGACGCAACGGGTGGTGCTCACGCCGTCTGCACCCGCTCAGCGTCGGTGGCCTGCGCCGTGACCACGAGCGGGCCGACCTCGAGGCGCACCTCGTCACCGGCGATCTCGCGCACCACGCCTTCAGAGCCGCTGAGCGGGCCGCTGACGAGCCGTGCGAGTGCGCCGACCTGCGGGCGCCTGCGCTCCCATTCCTCCCGCTCACGGCGGCGCACAGCGTCTATGAGCGCCCGGACGCGCTGAGGCACGTCGGCCATGCGCGCCATATCCTCGTCGGTGACGCGGTAGGGCTGCCCGCCTGGGCAAAGCACCCGCATGTGCAGCCGGCCGTGCGAGCCGGTGATCCGGTGGGTCTCGACGCGATCGGCGCATACGAAAACGTAGCCCGGCACCCACGCCCTGTAGACCCAGCGCGGCGCCTTGCTCACGGCGCGCTT